GGTGACAGCGCCGGTTCCGCCGCGCTGGATAGTCGGGGACAGCACGCAGGTTGCAACCTTGGCGGCGGGTGAGTATGACTTCGTCTTCTCTTGCCCGCCCTACGCCGACCTTGAGTGCTATAGCGAAGACCCGCGGGACCTTTCGACGATGCAATGGCCGGAGTTCCTGACGGCGTACCGGGCAATCATCACGGGGGCCGTGGGGATGCTCAAGCCCGACCGCTTCGCCTGTTTTGTAGTGGGCGAGGTGCGCGATCCGAAGGGGTTCTATCGGGGGCTTGTGCCGGAGACGATCCGGGCGTTTGAGGACGCAGGGGCGCGGTACTACAACGAGGCCATTTTGGTAACATCCGTGGGTTCGTTGCCGGTGCGAGTCGGGCGGCAGTTTGCCGCAGGCCGAAAGCTCGGCAAGACGCACCAGAATGTGCTCATGTTCGTCAAAGGGAACCCGAAGAAGGCTGCCAAAGCCTGCGGAGAAGTATCCGGGGTGGCTATGCCGCCAGAGGATGACGACCCCGCTCATTGATCTGCATGACGCGGCAGGTGCGACCGGGTAGGAACGCCGCCTGCGCCTCGGGCACGGTGGCGTGGGCCTTCTGTACGTCGCGCCATGTCAGACTAACTGCATCCCACCACTGAACCTTGTAGTAGGGGAACGTCCGGAAGTGCTGGTAAGCGTACAGTTTCGCCATTGGCGCATCACCAAGACGATGATACCGAGGCACGCCGAAAAGAGCAAGCATTATCATGCCCCGCGCTAAGCCGCCGGAACCCGCGAAGGCCGCGAAGGCCGCCCGGAAGCCTACGGACCAAACCGAACCAAACTCCGAGCACGAAGACTGCTGCGAAGCCGCTTGGCAGGCGCTCAACGAGGGCGTGTTCACCCTCCGGGGCATCGCCCGTTGGATTGAGGCCCGGACGGGTCATACGCATACGCACAACTGGGTCAAGGCGGCCCTGGCGCGGCACTCTAAGCTCGTAGAGTCAACCGTTGACGACGGGGCCATCAGCGCCCGCGCGCAGTACCTACAGGGGCTCTACACCGACCTGGTAGCGCAGAACGTCCTCGCCAAGGGCGCGGAGAAGGAAGCCGACCGCATCCGGGCGCGCCGCGAGATGACGGAGATACGCGCCAAGATCGCGGCAGCACAGGGCGTCGTTACCCAGCGGGCCGCCCACGAGGTTACGGGCAAGGACGGCAGTGCCGTTCAGGTCGAAGCGAAGCACTCCGGTCGGCTCGAACTCAAGGGCGACGAAGCCCTCGCGGTGGTGCAGTTTCATGCAGCTCGGCGCAAGCCTCAAGTGGACGAAGTACATAGCCCAGGAGCCGACGGCGCGACAGGCGATCTTTCTGAGCCTGAGTGAGCGCGAAGCCTTTTATGGCGGTGCCGCTGGCGGGGGCAAGTCCAGCGCGCTGCTCATGGCTGCACTACAGTACGTCGATCAGCCGGGCTACAGCGCCATCCTGTTGCGGCGCACCTATGCCGACCTCGCGTTGGCCGGGGCTCTGATGGATCGAGCGGATGAGTGGCTCCGGGGCACCGATGCGCGGTGGAACGGGACGTCAAAGGTCTGGATGTTCCCATCCGGGGCGACGCTGCAGTTTGGGTACCTGGACAATGAAGCTGCCAAGTACCGCTATCAGTCTGCCGAGTTCCAGTTCATCGGCTTCGACGAGTTGACCCAGTTCTCCGAGCGGCAATACACGTACCTGTTCAGCCGCCTGCGACGGTTGGAGGGTACACCGATCCCTCTGCGGATGCGGGCGGCGTCGAACCCAGGCGGCGGGGGCCACGAGTGGGTCAGGCAACGCTTCATAGCTGGCGACGAGATGGAGCGCGTCTTCATCCCGGCGCGGTTGACTGATAACCCGTTCCTCGACCAGGATCAGTACGTTGCATCGCTCAACGAGCTTGACCCGGTAACGCGACAGCAACTGCTGCACGGGGACTGGGAGGTCCGGGTTGAGGGCAACATGTTCCGCCGCGAGTGGCTGGCGGTGATTGAGGCCCAGGAGGTCCCTGATGACGTCGAGGAAGTGCGGTACTGGGATCTGGCTGCCACCCGGCAAAGGCCGAGCGCAGACCCGGACTTCACCGTTGGGGTGAAGCTGGGCAGGTCTGCATCCTCCGGCCTGTTCTACGTGCTCGACGTGCGCCGAGGGCAGTACGATCCGCCTGAGGTCGAGGCGCTTGTGATGCGGACAGCCGCCGAGGATGGTACGGCCTGCAGGATCGGAATTGAGCGCGAGGGCGGGTCCGCGGGCAAAATCGCGGCGATGGACTGGCAGCGCAAACTGCTCGGCTATGCGCTCACAAACCAGCCTGCCACAGGCGACAAGGCCGAGCGGGCCAGGCCATTGTCGGCGGCCTGCGCGAACGGGCTGGTGCGCGTTGTCCGTGGCGCCTGGAATGGCGCGTTCTTCGACGAGCTGGAGTGCTTCCCGAACGTTGGCGTGCACGATGACCAGGTGGACGCCGCCTCGGGCGCCTTCGGCATGTTCGTGAAGCGCCGATCTCGCGTCCTGCAGGTTGTGCACTGATGTCCGAGGAGTGAGGGCCGTTGTGGCGATACTCGATGCCGTTGGTAACTGGCTACGTCGCGTTAGCGGGAGGGCGGCAGTCATGACCGGTCTGCGCGATGCGACGCTACCCTGGCCGCCCGAGAGTGAGCTGGAGCGCCTGCGCCGATACGAGCAGGGCCGCTTGCTCTACAATGGCGATCATGAACGCGTCTTCGTCAGCTCCAACGCATTCAAGTTTACCTATGACCGTGGGCGCGAGTACGTCTATGCCAACCTCTGCGGGGCGCTAACCGATCTGCTCTCGTCCCGCCTTTTCGGCGAGGAGTGCTCCGTTCATGCTCCGGACGAGCTGCCAGCGGTTCAGGAGTTCTTCGAGCACCTGGAAAGCTCGAACCGGATGGATGCCCTGAACATGTTGGCCGCGGTGGGAGCGTCCTACCGCGGCGATTGCTTTTACAAGGTCTGGTATGACGCGGCTTCCGAGCGCGTCCGCATCGGCCTGGTGGACCCGGCATCCTGTGTGGTGACGCTCGACGCCCTCGACGCCACGCGGATGTGGCGTTGCACCATCGGCCAGGTGCTGCGTGATGCTGAAGGCCTGCCATATCTATGGCAGGAGGCCCACGAGCTGCGCGGCTCCGACGGCTGGGTCGTGAATATGCTCTATCGCGCCAGGGAGGAACGCGGCGGAGACATCCGCTATGACCCGGACAAAGATCGCGTGGCGCTAACGACACTGCCACAGACGGCCAGCCTGCCGGACGAGGTCGCCACCGGCGTCGATGCGTTGCTCGTCATCCATGTGCCCAACAAGGTAGCCGATGAAGGCAGCTTCTGGGGCGTCAGCGACTATGCGGGGCTGCTTGGCGTGCAGGGGGAACTCAATCACCGCCTGACGCAGCGGGCAGAGGTGCAGGACAAGTTTGTCGACCCGATCATGTACGGCCCGGACCGCGGCGACGAGCATGGTGAGATACGCCTCCGTGGTGGTACGTACATCACAGTCGGTGATGGCGAGGCCGTGCCCGGAGCGCTGATCTGGGATCCGAGCATGGCGGCGGTGGAGGCCGAGTTGAAGGAGCTGCGGGAGTTGTTCGCGGCGACCGCCGGGATCGACATGGCGGCGTTGCTGCCGCCCGATGGCGGGGCGCCTGCCTCGGGCCGCGCCATCCGCCTGTCGCAGATGCGCACGCAAACGGTGGTGCGGGCGAAACAGAGGATGTTCGGGCCCGCTCTGCAGCAGGTGTTCTCCGTGGCGACGAAGCTGGCCACCCGCGAAGGCGTTGTGCTGCGCTGGCAGCCAACGGAAGGCGAGCTCGTCCCGGTGCAACCCGAGGACATCGCAGTCTACTTCAACGATGGGCTGCCATCGGATCGCACCGAAGACATTGCAGATCAGGCCGCCATGATCGAGGCTGGCGTGCAGAGCAAACTGGCCGCCATCAAGGAGCTGCATGGCGTGGATGACGAAAGCGCCAGGGCAATTTTGGCCGAGATCGCCGGCGATGCTCCTGCGCTCAGCAACCCGCTCGGCGCTGGGTCGCGGTTCTCGACGGTACTGCCGACCAGTGGACGTGCGGTAACGACCGCACCGACCGAGCCGGCCCTGGGTGAGGGCATTGCCGAGTAAGGCGACGGTAGCCCGGAGGTTTACCTATGGCCCGGAGGCGTTGGAGGCCATTGCGGGCCAACTGGAGGCGGAGTACCGCGATGCAGAGCAGCAGTTGTTGCGGCTGCTCGCACAGGGCCATATCACAGACTGGCGACGAGCCTTTACCACACAGCAGCTGTCGCAGGTCCGCGCCATCCTCGATGCTCTCACGGGGACGGCGGAGGAATGGTGCCGGTTCCACGTCCCTACGCTGTACAAGGCCGGCCTTGCCGTCGTCGAGTCGCACTTGCAGCCCGGCGGGCTCAGTCACTTCGCGCACCCCGGCGAAATCACGCCGATGGATCTCGGCATGACGCGCCTCGATCATGAGGCCGTTGCGATGCTCGTTGAGAACGCCTCCCTGCGGCTCGGGGAGGCCAACAGCTACTGCGGCCAGTGGATTGAGAGCATGATTGCGCGCGCGAAGCGCACGGCGCAGCTATATGGGAGCGCCGCGAAGGCGATGGCCGTGCAGCAGGCAATCCGTGATGCGACGCTCAAGACCATGATCGAGGCCTTCGCCAAGGGCGCGACGCGGCAGGAGGCGTCCAAGGCCTTCCTGGCGGCGTTGCGCAAGCGCGGCGTGACCTGCTTCATTGATCGCTCCGGGCGTCAATGGCCAATGCGGCAGTACGCCGAGATGGTGGCCCGCACGGTCGCGCAGGAAGCGCAACGCCACGGCATTCAAAATCGCATGATGCAGTCTGGGCACGACCTGGTTGAGGTGTCAGACCATGCGGACGAGTGCCCTCGGTGCAAGCCCTGGGAGGGACGTATTCTGTCGCTCACGGGCCGCACCAAGGGCTATCCGACGGTCGATGATGCATATGCCGCGGGCTTGTTTCACCCGCGCTGCGCACACGTGACATTGCCATACATTCGCGGGTAGAGGGAGCAGCCAGTGAGGGTTCACTTCTTCGCGCCAGAGGGCTTTGAACAGTGGGACTGGCGGAACTATGACAGCCTCGGCATCGGCGGCTCAGAGACTGCGGTCTGTGAGCTGGCCTGGCGGCTTGCGGCGCGCGGGCACGAGGTGGAGGTCTATGCGCCGATTGCTGATGACTGCCCACGGGAATGGCGCGGAACGCGCTGGTTCCCGGTGTTCGATGCCGACACGCACCGCGAGGCAATCTGGGTCCTATCGCGAGCACCGTTGTACGCCGAGTGGAGGTTCCGGGGCGAGGTATGGGTACAGTGCCAGGATGAGGACTATCCTGGCCAGTGGACGGATTTCGCCTGCCGCCACATTACTCGTGCTATGGCGCTTTGCCATGCGCAGGCGCGCGCGCTGGAGGGCGCTCATCCGGCGCTACGCGGCAAGGTCTGCGTCAGCAGCAATGCAGCACGCGTCGAGCTCATGGAGCAGGTGGAGGCAGAGGGCG